GGCTGATTGAACAGCTGCATTTCCAACATAAGTTGATCCGCCAGAAAGGGCAGCAACTCCGGATGGGATGACATTAGCCTCGAGTATGTCGGCATTAGTGATTGATTGCGAAAAGGTATATTGTCCAAGATTATCTGCCAAGACAACTCTTGTTCCGTTGTAGGGGCTTCCGCACCCCGTGATAATGACTTGCTGATTTTCGGTAAATTCATGTATTCCTAGTGTAGTGAAAGTAGCGACATTATCTGTCAGCGATACTTTTTGGATTGGCGCTTTGAATGTAACAAGCATTGGCAGAATAACTGTTTCTGCTGTGTCAATAATTTGGTTTAGATAAGTATCATCATAAAGAGAGGAACTTACACCCAATACGGATCGCAACTGAGTTGCGGTGATAATTGTTGGCATAAATTCCTCTCTTTGACTCCCATTTATAGCTGCCTACCAGCGGGAGCACCAGTAGGCATTAAGGGCTTACTTAGTTCTTGTTGAAGTGAACTGATCCGTTGGCGATCTTTGTTGCAAGTGCGCCATAACCATAATAGGCAACAGATACTTGACCAGTTGCTGTGATGTCTGAACGGAGTTGTAAGCGTGGGCTCTCATACCATGTGTATGACTCTGGGTTGATTACAAACATTGATCCATCGCCAGTTGTGTATGTCAATGCTGATAGTGAACGAGATACATAAAGATCAAGTCCCGCAACATTTCCACGAAGTGATTGAGGTCCTACTGCTCCACCTGCGTTTTGTGGATTTGAAGCATTGTAGATTGGACGACCACCATCGTTGTAACCCATGATGTTACCCCATTGTTCTGGAGATACTACAAGGCTGCGAGCAAATCCCAATGAGTTTGAATAAACTAATTGAGCAGCTTGTGCAACATAAGCAAGAAGTCCTGTGTTTGTGTTGTCTTGTGCTGTTGTAGCAATTAAGCCAGATGAGATGATGCCATTAGTGACAAACTTATCTGTTTCTTTTGCATAAGCGAATTCCATTTGACGAACTAACTCATCAAAGAATGCTGGTGATGAACGATCTAACAACTCAACTGAGAATGTTTGTCCGCCGGCAAATTTCTTAACATTTACTGTTACAAAAGATGATGCCATATCGGTTGTATCAATTGTTGCTGCTTCTGCTTCCTCAGCAACTGTTGGAGCAGTTGTAATCTTTGGAATCTCAAAAGTCATGCCTGATGCTGGCAATACGCCACGAGAAATTGCATCAATTGATCCACGATCTGCATTTGAAATGCCGTTGATAACTTCTGTTGATTGTGGTGTTGGAATTAAGCCAGAATTGTTGCTGGTTGTATCAGCAGCCATTACATACTGACGGCTCTCATCGTTTCCTAGTGCAGCACGAACTGTATGCTCTAGGTATGTTGCTTTGTTGATAATTGGTGAGCGTGGCTTTGTGTAAGCAACTGATTGCGCTGCTACTAATGCCACAGGCTCAGACTTTGCAGCTTCTACCGCTTCGGTTGCGATAGGAGCATCTGAAGTTATATCAGACACTTTGTCCTCCTGTGTTGTTGTATCCTCAGCGGTTGCTTCGGAATTCTCTGCTGGTGTTTCTGTTGCAACTACGCGTTCAACGCGAGCTGATGCGATGGCGGGATCTGCGACCAAACTGACCTCGGATAATGAACTTTTTGAAATAATCATTGCCCCATCTTTGTTATCCCATGCATCAACCATTACGCCAACAGAAAATCCATCTCTTAATCCTGTGGCTGCTTCCTCAAGAGCATCATCAGCTGCAAAAGTTTTTGCTAGTTTAAATGTGCCTTCTAAACCTTGATCATTGGCTGTTATATCAATCAATTTTCCTAGAGGTCGGGTTTTGTCGTGCTCTAAAAGCAATTTGACGGGTTTTGAAAAATCAATGCTGTCTTTACTAAAAATTGTCTTTCCTGCTGATGTGTTTCCTGCTTCATTCCAACTAACGATAGTTCCAGAGATAGTTCTCTTGTTTGTATCGGCAGCTGTTATTGTAATTGGGAAATTGATCTTCATCGGATCAAGTCCTCCTCCTCTTGGATTTGTTCAACGCTCATCGCGCCGATGCGGTTTAGGATTTCATAAACTTGAGCACGCTCTAATGCTGAACCTCTCAAGAAATCGTCAATATCAAAACGAACCTCAACACCATTTGGCACAAAATCTGCCATAGATAATCTTTGCTCAATTGGTGTAATTATATTTCTCAAACTAAAATCAATAAGGGCTTTTCTTTCCATAACAGTCGTGCTATAAGTTTGGCTAGTTAATTCAGCAGATAAGAAACTTGCCGGAATACCAACTGCTCTGGCTAATTCTGTTGCAAGGTATTGACGGGCTTCATTTAATTGTAATTTTTGCGGATCAAATCCTAATGCAGTTAATTCAACATCAGCATTTAAGAATGCAGTTGCTCTTGTGTTTCTAGCAACTTTCCAACTTTCAAGAAGTTTTGTAATTCGCTCTGGTGCAAGATTTGTTCCATTTGATTTTAATACCATTGTTGGAACTGGTTCTTTGGCGTATAATTCAGCCGCCTTTTCTAATTCTTGAGCAGCTCTAATTGTGCGACCTGCACGATTTAATACACCTTCATCCAAGCCACTAAATACAACTAACGATCCAATGCCTGATTCTGGAACATGCATTCCATCAACCATGTATGAAGTGATTAGAGTTTGATTAGCATTTAGATTATAGGTAACTCTATCTGGTGCAACTCTTGTCCAAGCACGAACTCTGCTGTTATCTGATGCAGCATAACTATCTAAAACTTGACCATAAGCCACGCCATGAAATAATAAATCCTCAGCGATCCATGCATAAATTGCAGATCCCGCAATTCTTGGATCTGGTTGCATAATAACTCTTTGTGGATCTAAATGTTCTTTTGTAAAATGATTATATGTTTCTAAAGGTAATGATCCGATTGTTGAGCAAATAATGTTTCTTGCTCTAGCAACTGATGGAACTGACATTGCTTGTTCACGCGTTGCAGTTTGTGCTCCATAAAATAAACCGCCTACAGCTGATTGTAAATTGTAAGGAGTGTTAGCAGCAGCAACATCCATTTGAACTGTTGGTGTCTGATTTGTCAAAAATCTATCAAATAATCCCATTAGCACATAATATACCATAAAGTCTAGTTTAAGCGATTTGTATGTCTGTTTCAGTTTCAGGTTGTGTCGCAAAATATGTAACTAATGCTGATGCAACACTTGCGCACACAGCGACCCTGCTAGCCCTCCTTCCGATAATCCAAGATCCATCACCGAATGGCAATTTGGCAGCTGATAATGTTTGTTGTGTTAATTCCTCTTGCCCAGAATGCTGCAACCTGTGTGAGTTAATTGCTCCAAGCCAACGATCGCAACTTTCCGCGTATATTGCTCCATCCATGTCAGTTACTTGAATTCCGGCAGAATTAAGACGACTCGCAACTGCCTGACTTGTCCTTTTGCTATAAGCCACAGTTTGTGTGTTGTATTTTCTAACATAGGGCGCAATATCGTTGGCAACTGCCAAATCATTCAAGCTATAATCGTTTGACCAAGTATGAAGCAATTGAATGTAAAATCTTTCACCCGATAATCTTTGAGCAGCTACTAATGCCCCAAATTTTCTATCTGGACTTAAATCTAAACCAAGCCAAGTAGGTTGTTCAGGATCTAGTGGAATTGCATCTATCTGGCACATTCCCCATTTTTGCGCATCAATAGCAGAATTTATTGTGTCCACCCACATTGCCATAACTTCGGTTTTTACAATATCAGGTGGATCATTTATTACGGCTTTTAAGTTATCTGGGTGAATTGTTATTCCTAATGATGGATTGGCTTGAGCGAATGCTGGCCAGTTGATTTCACCTGACGGAAGGGTAATCGGCGAATCTGGTTCAGCACTCCACTCAAACCAACCTATCGGGTCATTAGTCGTGGCTGACGACAATGCCCTCTCACGCAATTTGTTTAGAATTACGGAATGTTGATCACCAGCTGAGGAATAAATCCATACTTGCGGATTTTTAGCAGCCATCATTGAGTAGCGCATTGATGACCAAGCGTCTTCATCTTTGTATTCTCTTAATTCATCAAGGTGGATTGTTTCGGGTTTGCTTAAACCTCTAGCTGCATTGTTTGCAGCCTTTACAACAAATCGCCTGTTACCAAATAATTCAATTTCCTCCGCGCCATGTTGCCACCGGATTTTCTTTACTTCTTTTTCCAACTTGGGATTTGTTTCAATCAAGCCAACGATCTGTCTAAATGTTTCAAGTGAAGTTGTAAGTCTGTGAGCAGATGCAAGCTGCAAGCCTTCGCCCCACACAAACATTCCTGTGAGAATGCGCAACATCATGAGTGTCGATTTTCCCTGTTGCCTAGCCATGATGAGCCCTAATTCTGAATGTGCCCATCTGCCATCTTCTCGTATTTTGTGACCATGAATGCACACAAAGCGTTGCCATTCCATAAGGTTGATCCCAAGTTCAGTCGCAAAATCGATCATCTCTTGACCTTTAGACGGCAAATCATTGAGTTTTGAGTGAATACGCGGTGTTTGCACACCTCCTAATCCTGAATAAGCCTGATCTACGCTTATCTCGCCTGTTTCGAGGTTGATCAATCTTTTCCAGTCTGATCGTGGCTGATCGAGGTGTTTTGTGGGTTAGAAAAGGAACGGGGGGTCGGTGGTGTCCTTGTGCTCACAAAAAAACGCCCACCCTTAGATAAATTACATCTTCGACAACTTGCAACTAAATTCTCATCACTATCATTTCCTCC